AAGTAAGATCCTCCACGGCGCCAATTACGGCACGGTCAAAAGCGGCAAACGCCTGTACCAGCTTGCTATCCTCAATAACTGGCTTTCTGCCCATTGCGGCGCCAAACTCGCGTAACCACTCATTAAGGCGGTCACGGTCAGATAAAGCAGCCTGCCGGGCGGCTTCGGCTTCTAGGTCCTTACGTTTTTTTATAACATCCTGCATTTTCAGCCCGTTTTCAAGTTCCAGCGTCATACCGGCAATTTCAACAGCCCAGGCTTCCTGGTCAAAGTTTTCGATCTGGCTTTTAGTTATAACAAGCGGGGCAATGTCGGTATAAGAAAACAGGCGTTTAAATGACCCATCCGGTTGTTCCTTCATACCAAAGTGGGCGGAAATTTCGGCCTTTCTGGTTACGATCCTTATGCGTTTTTCTTCCGCCTCCTTACGCTCTTTTTCCTCGCGCTCCTTACGTTCTTTTTCAGCCTGGGCCTTTTCATTATCTTTTGTTTGCTGGTCTGTTTTCAGCTTTTTAACCGCCTCATTTATGCTGGTTAATTCGGTTTCCCAGTCTTCACCTTCCAGCGTTTCCACTTTTGCGCGGTGTATGATGAAATTCCCGGCATCCAGGGTTTTAAATTCCCAAACGTGGGTGCCAAAGTTGTAAAACATGCCCATTGCTTCCAGCATGTACCCGCGAGCCTTTGTGCGCGCGTCCAATGCTTCCTTCTTTTGTCGTTCGATCGCTGCCTGCTGCTCATCCTGCTGGCGTTTTTGTTCGTCTAGTTTGCGCTGGGTTTCTTCCTGTTCCTTTTTCTGAGCTTCCAGGGCTTCTCGCTCTTCCCGCTCCTTTTTCTCCTTTTCTTCCTTTGCTTCAATAATGGCGGCGTTTTCCGATTGCACACGGCCCAGGAACGTGGTATAATCGGCATCGTTCATATTTTGGAGCGTTACCACGTCCATACTTATAGCGGCACCAATCGCATAATAAGAGCCATTAAAAACCATTCCGTTATTTAGCAACTCATTGACCCGGCCCTGCAGTTTTTCTGCCTTTTCACGTTCCGCCTTTTTCTTTTCCTCTTCCTTCAGGTTTTCTATGCGGTCCAGTTCGGCCTTCAATGGCGTTTCAATCTCTTCCAGCAATTCGGTAAGGTCCCGTTTTTCCTTATCAATTGCCTGGGTAATTTTAAGGTAGTCACCCTTAATATTTTTGTGCTGCTTATCAACGTCCAGGCGCTTATTGCGGATTTCCTGCCAGGCTTCTTTAACGGTTTTAAACCCGTCTTTATCTTCAATTCCCGCTATGGTTAAACCGGTATAAGCGGCCTTTTTTTCAGCAATCCAGGCACGTGGTAAGTTAAAGCGCTGTACCTCCTGGGTTGCCTTTTCTTCTGCCGTCATTTCTGCGGGTGGTTGCACCTTCGCGGGTACCGGCAAATTATTGGGTACCTCTTCAATGGGTAAATTTTGGGTTTTGTCGCCATCAATAAGCTGTGCGCTGGGCTTTTGTTTAGCCCCTTTTTTGGGGGCTGTTGTAGATTTTGCCATAAATATGCAATGATTTAATTGAGTGGCAAATATAATATAATAGAAATATTACCGAAACATTATCGGTATATTTTTTTAAACAATTTCGACATTTATTTTATGTATGGCCAACATTAAGGCTTTTTTTAAACGGAAAACCGCCAGCCCTTCCGTGGCTACGCTTTTAACATCAATAACGCGAAATGTATTACCGGGGTAGTATAACACAAAATCGGCCTCATACTCGCAAATTTTGACCCCGTTAACGATTATCGGGAACGGTACGTGGCATTCGATTTTAGTTATTTCACCGGCCTTTTGCAGGATCTTGTATTTACCATAATACAGGGCCTCTTTTTTACTGTCGAACCGTATGCCGTCGATCATGGTCGGCGTGTTGTTATATTTCAACCGGGGGGCGTCTTTCTTTTTTTTCTGTTCCTGCTGGTAGTATGCCTGATATTGCTCAGGCGTCCAGCTTTCCTGCTTTGCCATCTAATAACTGTTTAGGGTTTTCAATCTTTTCCTTTAAACCTTGTTTTAACTCACTGAATGCGCCGGCAACTGTTACAAAACGATCGCCCAGGCGGTCCTCAATACTGGCAGGCGGTCGGTGTACTGGCTTTTGCGCTTCCAGGCGTTCAATGTGTTGCTCTTCCATGGCTAATTTAGCGTCGCGCCTGCGCGCGTAATATTCGTTTGCAAGTGCCGTAATCACTTGCAGGTCGATACGGTCGCGGATCTCAAAAAGCTGCCCCTTTTTAGCCATGGCAAACATAACCGCGTAATCTTCCAGCCGGAAATTCCCGGCCTCTTCCAGCAACATGGCGGCCGTCTCTAAAATTTGTTCCTCGTTCATGTTGCGTACTACGTTCATGCTGGCGCAAAAGTCGCGGACCATAACGGCCAGGATTAGCATTATAACCGGTTCGCCCTGACTTTGTACTAGGTCGGTAATCTTCGGGTATTTCACAACGTCCAGGTATGCAGGTTTCCCGCCCGGCATCAGTTCCTTGGTAATTTGCAAATAGGCCATTTTTGCTGCGGTCCTGTCTTTAGGTTCCAGATCGTCCCGACCCAGCGCCAGCATAGTGGCCTGCAATCGCTGAGGCAAGGCTTGAGGTTGTGACACCGCCACCTGTTGGCTGGCCGTGTGCATTTCCATTTTTGTTTTTTCCGTTGCCATTTTTCAATTGGGTTATGATGTTTTGTATGTTGCTGTTAATGTCCAATAATCGGGTTTTAGCCTGCAAAAAATTATCCAAAAGGTGCCAATTGTTTAGCACGTATTCCCAGCCCTCATGCGCTTTATCTTCCACATACTGGTCGCCCGGATCGTTGCCGCCGTGGTCGCGTTGCGCGCGATCCTTTGCAATTTTTTTAAAATAAGCTATAAGGCTGTTTGTTGCCTGACCACTGGCCCCGTTGTATTGTGGCGGCACACCGTTTAATTTTCTAAAAAACGCGTCGTATGAAGCTGTAAAGCGCTGGAAAAGGGTTTGCCCCTTGCTTTCTGGATCCGCGGCGGGCTTTGTTGCTTTTTTCTTTTTTGGCGGATCTTCAGGAGGGGGCACTGTAATACCTTCAGGTATTACAGAACTTTGTTTAATAGTATTTTCTTTTAAAGTACTTTGTAGTTTACGGCTTTTCCGGTCCCCTGTTTTCCGGTGTGGATTTTTCGGTGCCGGTATTTTCGAAAGCGAATTTTCCGCATTAGAAAAATCAGCATGTTTACCCGGATCATCACAAACAAAATAGTTGATTTCCGGCAACTTTCCCCTGCCTGACCCGCTTGACTTAACGCAAATAATAAACTTTTTTTCTTCCAGTTCTTGCCATGCTTTATTGATGGCGTCGCGGCCTTCAGGTAATTTTTGATATATCCAGTTTTTGTGCAAAACCCAATCCCTTGGCAAGCTCATAATAAAACATAATAACCCCATTGCACGGGCGGAAAGGTCGGATTTAAAAATAACGTTACTCAAAAGCGTGTAATCCCGGTCGGGATAGGTCCTATTTATTCGGTTCATAAGGGCTAAGAAAAGAAAAACCGCTTTAAAAATAGGCTGTGCGGAGCCAGTTCTTAAAACGGTAAATCCATTGCATTATTTAAAGACACGCAAATATAACGCCCGCACGGGTTATAAAAGCGGTTATAGGAAAAAGAAAGTAAAAGTAAGGGTTAATTACTTCGTTTTGTTCTGAAAAACACGCGTTCCGTTTTTGTTGGCCTTCCATGACACGTAGCCGTTGGCTCCAAAATCAATAGTATCAGCGCTTTCCTGCCCTAAAAAGTTTTTCAATTTATTTTCAAAAAGTTGCTTTGTTTCCTCGATCTCCTTAATACGGTCTTTGGCATCCCGGTGGGCAATAGCATCGGCCAAAAGTTCGGGGGTGCCCTGGCGTTCACCCGGGAGCGCTATTTTATACTTTTCTTTTAGGTAGGCGTTAAACGCGTCGGATCCGTCGGGCTCAGGTTCCAGCGTTTGGAGCTGGGCGGTAAGTTCATCAACGGCCCGCCTGTTAAAATTCCTTTCAGCCTCGAAACGCTGGGTTATGATCTTGCGGCCCTCTTCCACCTTATCCCAAAATGTTTTTGTCTGGGTTACGATGGCGTTAAATATCGTATCGTTACGCTCGAACGGCAGGACGAAAAAGTCCCGGTTATCTTTCAATATGCCGCTTTCGCCATATTCGTACTCGCATACATGCACCTGGGTGGTTACCTGCACCACATACCCAGGGGGAAAGCCGGCCTCCCACTTGTCGGCCTCATAACCGCCAATCGTTTTTAATTCCAGAGCACCGTTGCCGCGGTCTTCATGCTGGTTAATTTCCCGGTCAAGTGACACAAATAACCAGGGGTACGCCGGATTATGCGCATAGGCGTTCACGCGCTTGCACCTGCGAACTTTTCGCCCTGCGCGGTAGTTCGCTATCATTTGTTCATGACCGGGGTTTTTCGGGTCCCAGTGTTCCCATAACGTGGCTATAAATGGTTCCTGTTCCTTTCCCAGGAACTTGCTTAACGTTTCCACGCTAAAGCCCAGATCTTCGCCAATTTTTTCATAAAATAGCTGTATGCTGGCTTTGTACGGGCTTAGGCCCAGCACCACGGCCACCTCACTGGCGCCAATTCCTTGTTTTCTGTAGCGGAGCCACTCTTCCTGGCTCATGTTGGTAGTGGGTACCAAACGAATGCTTGATTTCATGCAATGAATTTTAAGGTAAAAAAATAATTGGTTGGTACTTTGTCGGGAAAATGTCGTTTAATTAAAAAGGGCTGCAATCTTCGCCGCGGTCCGTTCGTGGGTTGTGCATCTTGCAGGAATTGCCCAAAGTTATAACGGTTCGGTTACTATCATGCAGCCCTGGGAAAATAAAAAGGTCGGGTTACCGGCCTTTTTTTTAATGGCCATTGCCTTGCCACTACATTGGCATTTCGTCGGCAGGTTTGCCGTTTGCCTTATCCTGAGCTTTTTTTATGGCGTCTTCTGTTTCGGCGGTTGCCTTGTCGGCTTTCTTTTTAGGGTTCTTTTCCTTTATGGGGAAAAGTTCGGCTACTGTGCTTTCCTGGTTCTTAATTAACGTACACATACCGCGAAGTATTGCCAGCTTTTCCAGGTCAATGTCTTCCACGGCTTTCAGGTCCAAAACGCTGCAAATTTGCTCGTCTTTAACCCCTAAGC